TCAAGAATTAATTGTGCTGCATCTGTAGGATCTTTTAACATGATACCACATTCTGTCATAGCCTCAAATACATATCCATCTACTGAACTAGCAGAAGATCCATTTTTCTTAGGACCATAAGGACCGTACATACCTTCTACATAAGTAGTTACCATTTCACGATCTTTATTGTATACTTTTTGGATATTTGCTTCACCTTTGTTATAAGATTTGAAGTTCAAGAAAGTTGCTTTGTAAGACTCAGCAGGTTTACCTGTTTGAGGATTAACTAACCTATTTCTGAATGGATCATTATATGGAGCATATTCTTTTAAAGTAATTTTATCACCATTCAATCCAGTGTATTTCAAGAATTGTCCTTCTAATTGAAGGTTTTGTCCTGAACCTGAAACAAAATGACTATCTACTAAACTAAGTGCACCTACTGAACGTTTCATAGCTTGATCAAATAGATTCATAAATCCTCTACCACATAAAGCTACATATTCTCTAGGACCATCTTCTGTACCATTATAAGATAAATCATCCATGAAATCACGAATAGTTTTTTCTGATAAAGTAGTATATAAACGTTTGTTACCTGGAGCAATTTGTGATTCTAAACCACCACCAGTAAAGATAGCATTACCTGATGCACCTTTAAGACTTGTAGTACCATTAGATTTAACGTTAGATTGACCATACATTAAGTGGATTTCAATCTCATCCATAAACTGTTTCCAAAATTCCCACTCAGCATATTTCACCCAAGAAGTTGTTTTTTCACCTGTTTCTGAATTTTGAATAGTAATACACATAACACGACTGTGAGCAGCTCCTGTTACCGAATATTTCTTTCTTAATGTAGCCATGTAGTTTTCTAACATTAATGGAGTAGAATATGTCGTTTCTCCAGATGTTCTAGAGTGATCATGTTCTACGATATTAAACTCTTTAGAAACTTCTTTTCCAACTGATAACAATGAACTTGGTACAAATAATGTAGCATCGTTTGTTACTAATTGTAAAGTTAAGATATAATCTGAACCATCATTAGTTGGTTCACCCATAACTCTCATTTGGAATCTTGGATCATCTGGAATTAAAACGTCACCTTCAGTGAACCATTTTTCAGCTACTCCAATTTTAAAAGTTGTGTTATTGATACCAAGAGATCCTGCACCATCAAATGCTGCTCTTGAAATCATAATTGCTTTTTTGCTGTCTCCTATGATATTCCAACGATATTGGATACCATTTATTTCTTTTGATTTACCCATACCACCTGTCAAGTAAGATAAAGCATTTTTATAACCATTTGATCTGTTATAAATACGTGTAACTATCTGACTAGCAATATCTGGTTCAGTCATGAAAAAGTTGGATAAGTGGGTATCTTGAGTTAACCCAGCATGCCAATTCATGTTTGTTATTTGTAATGGACTAATTTGCATTTTGTTTATTTATTTTAAGTTAATAATAATCTTATATTTTGTTATTCTCTAAAGCTTGTCTAAATAGGCTAAAGCCACTAGAGGTCTTTTCATCAGTGAATGAATCTTGTTGACCTGATTTTATTTTAGATCTACTATCTTTTGTAGAGTTTCTAAGTTTATCAGCTAATTCACTGTGTATTTTTGTTTTTTCTTTTGTTAGCAATGTTTCCAAGTTCCAGTTATTCATTGCTAAATAAGCATATAAATATTGGGCATTGGTGTTCTCTTGATTGTGTTTTTGTAATGGTGTCAGTCCAGTCTTCTTATCTGAGCTAGTCATAAATCCCCATAACTTATCTTTTACTGCTGGTGTTAATTTAAAACCATTTAACTCTTCTTTTGAATAGAAGTCTTTTTTAAATTCTTCGTATTCTTTTTTAGCCATTTCTCTTTGTTCATCATCATATCTTTTTTGATGTTCCAAAAGAGTTGCTTTATTATCTAATTCTTCTTTTTGAAGTCTAGCTAAGTTTCTTTTTGCTTCTTTTTCTAGTATCCCACCAGTTTCAAAAACTTCAATCTTTTCCTTGATCTCTTCTTCACCATCTCCTCTACTTCTAAGATATTCCTCTACAACATATTTGGCAGAGTTATCATCTTTTACTTCAAATTTTTCCCAAGATGTACTGTTATAATATACTTCGTGGAATTTTCTAGGATCTCCTCCTGCATCTACGAAGTCTAAAAATAACTGAATATCTTCAGGCTTACTTTTTTTGTATTCATCAATTCCCTTGGAAATTGAATCCTTAACTAAAGTTCTTAATCCTTCTTCAGAATCTTCAAATTTTTCTGGGTCATAATCAACAATACCACTTTCTCCTAAGAATGATGCCACTACTGCTATCTGGGATGCATGTTGTTCTTCAACAGCTTCCTCTTCTACTTTAGTAACTTCTTTCGCTTCAAATTTAACTGGTTTTTTAGTAGGTGCTACTTTCTCAGGTTCTTTCTTTTCTTCTTCATTAGTTGGTTCACCTGTGATTTCATCATGACTTACAACATCATCCTGATTGTTCTCTACTTCATCATCAATTACTGTATCATCTGCATTAAAGATTATATCAGTTCCATCATCAAAAATTGAATCTTTTAAAAGATTAACTTGACCTTGTTTGTCTTCCTTGTTTTTTGTACTCATTTTGTTTACCCTTTATTATTTATAATATAATTGATTTTGTTATACTTTGCAAGTATATTTTGCTGTTATTTTGATTTAGTTTATATAGCTATTATTGTATTATTTCTTTTTTGCATTAGACTTACCTCTGAGCTTTATTTTCTCTATCTGTACTTTTTTGTCCATTAGTTCCTTATCTAGTTTAGCTTTTTTGTCAGCTAACTCTATTTGGTTTTTATTTTGAACCTTTATTTGTTCCAGCTTTTTGTTCTCAATATCATTCTTAGAGTTTATCTCCTTCTCTTTTAATGAGATTTCTTTTTCATGCTTATATTTCTCATGTACTAATTTGCTTTGTTCCATGAAGTTTTTAGCAGCTAACTCTCTTTCTGATTGAGCAAGCTTACCTACTTCTATGGCATCTGGTACACCATTACCATCCATATCACTAGGACCATCCTTACCAGATAATGCATTTATTGTAGCTACTTCAATCTTAGTAGAGTTGTTAGTATCAGCAATATATTGATTTAATTCTCTATCAGCTTGTTTATCTTGTAGTTGTTCTTCATGCATTTTAGCCTGAAGTTCTTGTACTTGAGCTTGAAGTTGGTTTTGATTTTCAGCTTCTTGTTGTTTTCTTTGGTAGAATTCCTCTTCTGATTTCTGTAAGGTTCTTATGATATCTCTAGGAGAATCATTTATTAACACATCAATTACAGTAGATAAATCTGCTTTTTCTGTTTGCATAGCTACTTGTACTAACTGATCTAATTTAGCTTTAAGATCTAAATCTCTAGAATTATTAGATGCAAATACACTAAATTCAGAATTCTCAAATTCAAGTTCCTCTATATTTAATGTCTCAATACCCATGTCATCTAACACATACTGTGTGGTTAGACCATTCTTATAAGCTATCTTAGCAACTTCTATCATTGAAGTATATGCCCTTCTCTTAACCTCTCCATGAGCTTCATAGAGGTATTCAGTAATTAGTGCTGACTGTGTTACAGCTCTATCTACATTTCCAACAAGTTCTGTATTGTTAATAGCTCCTAATCTTTGTGGAGTCACACCAGATACAAAGTATACTTGGTTCTTTATATAATCCAGCATATTTATATATTGCTGAATAGATTGTGCTAGGCTTAGATCTAAAGCCTGGAATTGGTTGAATCTTGATGTTTGCCCAACTGTAGCACCCTTCTTCCCCTCCTCAAAACTATTGACAAATGCAATACCCATCTCTTTTAGATAATGCATCCATTGCTCTAAATCCATTCCATGACTTTGTGGAACTTGAGCTAAGTCCATTAAGAATACTTTACCTTTATCTGAAGCAAAAGCAATCTCAAGTCTGTAAGCTATAATATCATATAAGTATTGATAAGGTTTCAATCTATCTACTAAACTAACTGATTGTGAGTTAGTTGCTTCATAAATAAACCCAGTATAACCTAATCTACAGTAATATGGATTATCCATTCTACGTCTTTGATTTGGTTTCGGTCTAACTCCAACATAGACATCTTGACCTATCTTAACACCTTCCCAAGCCTGATTAATCCAAAACCATTCTACTAATGCATCAGGATAAACTTCTTTGAACAGTTTTAAGTTAAAGTTTTCATCAATTATCTGTACTACTATCTCACCATTTTCATCAGTATATGTTAGTTCACCAATCTCTTGCATAGATT